GTTTATTACTCTAGGCTCATTAAGATTATCTGTCCAGTAAAGCAAGCCTTCTAATATATTAACACCTGTAATAAGGTTTAACTTATTAAAGTTTAATACACCATTTACATCAACTAGTATGGGGGCCACAATACCTGTGGTTTGGTCGAACTCAACAATAGCGCTTGTTGGATTTACACCGTCAGGGTCGGTAGCTAAAAACCAATATATTTTTTCATTTTGTGAATCTTTAGCAACCCCTATGCAGGCGGGCGTTTGCTGTAGTCCAAAATTAGTTCCCCAAAACACATCTGGCCCAGTGCTTCTTAAGTTCTTTATAGTGTTACCAAGTATATTTTCTACGGCGCCTACATCAGATCCTTCAGATGTACTTACCTGAATATTCTGGGCATCGCGATATTGTCCGTTAGGTACCAACCTTTCATCAAGGTCTTTGTTCATTTTGCCCTGGATAAATGTATGCTGTAGCTTAGCCATATATTAGTGTTTAATCCACTTGGATTGGTTTCTCATTACTTGCGCTAATTCCGATATCTTAAGATTAGACATGCGCAATTTAGCGTTGCGCTTAGCGGCGACCATTTCTTTTTTAAATCTTGCTACTTGGTACTCAGGGGTGTTAGCTCTTGTTCCTAAAATTGCGTGAGTAATGTATTTATACACCGCTTCTTCAGCAAATTTGTGTACACGCATTTCTTCTTCTGTGCCCAAGCCATCACTGATGTACTTTAAAGTAAGAATCTTATTAACTAGGTTAGAACTAAAATGCATGATACCTTTAAGCTGATCTATGTAAAATACACCATTAGACTGTGCTTGTTCTGGCTCTAAGCCGTAACGTCTACCATATCTGTATAGATTAAACAAATCTCCTTGAGTAAGGTTGTTTAAGTCGTTACTGTTTGGATTAGGCTGGTAATAGTTAGCATTAAAACGCTTTAGTGTTTCAGACTGGTCAGCCTGCACAATATTACCGTCGTTATCAAATGTGTATTCAAAATCATTATCCTGAGCAATAGCTTCTGGATTACTTGTGTTGCGAGTTGGGTAGATAATTCTTTCAATGCCTTGCTGATCCGTCCACGATAGCCTTACGTAATTTACGTAGTCTTGTGGTAAAATCATATATAACGCGGGTGGCACTTCTATCTCATATGCTTTTTGAGAAGGCAGCGTATCAAAGCTAAACTCTTGAATAGCACGTTGTGCGTGAAAAGCTACGTCAGTACGTTTAATCTTGCTTATAATTTTATCTTCGCCTACATAGGCAATCATAAAGTTATTCACCATATCCTTAAGACTGACAAACTGGTAATCACCGTAATTTTCATCGCCACTATCCCATACGCCGTCAGGACCTAGGTAGTAAGCTTCGTTAGTTTGATTTAATAATGCCATCTATTAAGATTTTTCTTGTTGAGTATTCTGAGCTTCCATGCCTGCTGCGATTTGATACATTTGCAGTTCTCTAGTAGATATACCAGCGAGCTCTAATATTTTAATAACTAATTCAGTTTCTTCTGAACCATGTAATTCAAAGTCGGTTGAAGTTGAAGAGTTGTATTGTGCTTCTCCCAATACCGTGTTGTATCCCCAAACAGCAGTAGCAGGCTTTTTAATATAGTTACACGTTACGCCTGTAGTTAATTCAGCAGTGCCATATACTTTGTAGCCAGCTGCACTTGAAACAAATATTGGCCTAGTGTTATTAGGTTTTGTTAATGGCGCCTGATTTATGTATAAGAATTCGTTTTGGTTAATGCGTTCTACTTCTATACTATTATATATAATTGTACCTATCCTGTACAAATTAGCTGGCGGTGTCCAGTAATTAGCAGCATAGGTCATAGGCGCGGTAACCTCAAAGATATTTATTTTTTCGTTTAGAAGAGTGAGCATGTCGGAGAACTCCGTATCATTACCATGCATACGACCAAATTGATTGATGTCGTAAAAGTATTGCTCAAATAAATCCATCTGCGCTTGATTGGCAAATAGATTAAATTCCTGAGGCGTAACATACCCTCGTTGCTCTTTATTGAGTATACTTAATACTCGTTGATAAACAGTGTCTACGCTTACGCTCATAATTTTTATTGTTGATTAAAGTGGAGACCACAACAGCAGCCTCCACTTATTTGACTTATAGTCGTTTTTCAATCACATTCAACACTTCCATTCCTTCATCTGTTTTGAAGTATGCAGCAAGTGCTGAATAAGGGTGCTCATCAAAGGGAACCGTCATAATTTTACGATCAGTTTCTCCGTACATAAATGTTCTATGATCACTGGATAGCCTTAAGATGCCTTGCTCTGTAGCTTTAATCCCAATGTTTCTTAATTGTACGTTGTCGTCATTAGCCAGTTCTAAGAACAGTCTAGGTTGTTTACGTGCAAATATAAGTAAATCTCTTTTAAGTTCCTTAGAGGACAGCTCAGATACCTTAGAGCCGCTTTGAACGCGCAAAATACCTTCAGCTAAATCGACATCCATGTCTCTCGCCGTATTTAAAGCATCCATTTCTAATTCAATCCAGTCAATCTCGTATTCCGCAATTGTTTCTGGTTTGTATTCTGTTATTATGCCGGACAAAATAAACGGATGGACAGCTAGAAACTTTTGCATAGCAACTTGTTCTTTGGGTACTCTCAGTATCCCGTTTCTTAAAACAATTCTGCCAAGCGTTACTGTTCCTACTTGCTCGTCAACAAACGGTGATCTTTGGTTTGTTGCATACCGTATTTCTCTAGCGTAACCTTGTTCTTTATCGAAGTATAGTAAAGGGCTTTTAGCAGAATGCATTGTTGGTACTGTAAATACCAAAGGCTGTTTGCCGCTTGCTAATTCATATAAGCGATCTTTAGAAACCCATTCTTCTGCTTCCTTTATTTTATTTTGTGCTTGCGGTTGTATTGTAGCTAGAATTTCTGGTTCTGCTTCTACATATGTTTCAACCTTTGCTTTTGGTGCGACTTTTTTAGCCGCGGGTGTTTTAGCTGTTGCCATGATATAATATAATTAAATAGTAAAAGGTAATAACTACCCCCATCACAATGACAGAGGTAGCTTTCCCAAAAAATGTTAACGCTTATGCGTTAGTTGTTTTCTTCAACAACACGAAGTTGTTAGCAGCTTGAGTACAGATAGTGCGCTCAGAAAGGAAGTGTACGTTCATTTCATCAACATCACTAGTGTAGTTACCACCAACTGAACCAGTAACCCAAGACTTCATACGACGATCATCAGCTTCAGAAGCACGGTAACGTACGTGTAAGAACGGACGTGATATGTTCTGACCTAATTGTTGGTCATATACAGTAGAAGTACCTGCTGGTACGATAACACCTTCGATGTCACCGATAGATCCACGAGTTGTAGAATCATTCAAGTATTTCCAATCTGTTTTGTAGAAGTCATAAGAACCACGACGGAATCCAGAGAAACCTAAGTTCAAAGCCATATCTTCAGAATTGTCGAATACCCCGTAAGAAGTACCACCAGCTCCGTAAGAATTTTGAGCAGCAAGCATATTGTCAATAGCCAAAGAAGTTGCACGATCTAAGAACATCATGTTCTCTTCAATTGCTCCTTGCTTATCAAGCTCAGAAAGGATAGCGTCAAACTCAGCAAGCCCAACACCATTTGCTGCACCAAAGTTAGAGTTGTTGTAAACCAATCCACGCTCCTCTAGTGAAGAGAATAAACCTTGTGTACCAGCAATAACCTGACCGCCATTAGCAACTGGAGCATTGAAAGTACTTTGAGCTTTTTCAGATTCAACCATAGACATTTCTAGGTAATCCTCAAAACGTAGACGAGACTCGTGCTCAGACTTTAAATACCACATGTAGCCACTAGTACCCATTTCAGTCGTAACTTCAACCCAACCGATCTGAGCAGTGTCAGAGCCGTTAACATTGTACTTATCACGTAGGATAATTGGCTGGTTAGAGAAAGTAGTGAAAGAAGCATCAAGCGAGTTACCTGCATCTTTAGAGCCTTTACCATATTCAGAACCGAATACGAATAGACTTAAATCAGCAGAATCAACAGCAATACCAGCAGGAGCAAGTCCAGCAGCAGTGTCATAAGCTTTAAAAGTAACTGTTTGAACAGTGGCTGAAGTATTTGCTACCTCTGTAACAAACGCTTTAAAAGTAGTGATAGCTCCGGCCGCAAGGCTTTGGCTAACTACTAAAGTCATTCCCGGTCCGATTAAAGAAGGAAGTGCAGCAGTTTGGGTAATTTCCAATGTGCTTGTTGAAGCAAGCTTAACATCATCATACGCGATGTGCAGACGACCTTGTTCAGACCAAACTACTTGATCAGAAGCCATAGGCATCTCAGCGCCCACCATACGTAGGAAACCACCAATAGTTCTGTTTCCGTAACGCTCTACTTCTTTTTCGTAGACCTCAGGAAGGAACTGTTGTGTAAAATCCATCTGATTGACGGGAATGTAATTGTCACCAAACAAGCCTTTAACCGGGCGTGGAGTTAGGTGATTTAAATTTGCCAATGTACTTGGCGAGGTTGCAAAAGCCATAATTTTATTTTTTATGGATTATTATTTTTTGAATTTCACTTTGAGCTTAGAACTACTAGTGTTATCACCAACCGCACGTATTTTCCATCCATTAGAAGTCGTTACCTCTTCGTGAACCCCTCTCGGATTCATGTTAACGTTCTTTGTACGGGCCATACTATCTTTTATAGCGTCGGCTTTCCCTTGCTCATAAAAGTGTTGCGCGACTTTATCGGCGTTCATTGCTGTGAACAACGATTTATGGTAACCCTTAGCATCTGACATTTCCCCTTTTTCGTCCAAGAACTTCTTGATAAAGTTATTAATGTCACCTTGAGTTTCCTTAACCTTGCCAGTGTCGTTAACTTTGAAGCGATACTTCTTGTCTCCAACTTCGTAATCAAACCCTTGAAAACTTTCGTTGAACACTTTCGCGCTTTCGCGTTTAAACCTACTGGTTTGTTGTTCTGCAATCTTAGCAGATTCTTCACTCTCTTTTGTATAGCGATTGAAAAATTCTACCGCTTTTTGCTGTTCAGGGTTTAACCTAGAGCCAGCCTTAATTTCATCGTAATATTTAGACTTAAGACCGTCTAAATGATTTTTAGCTTCTGATATCGCTTGCTTACGTTCTAATTTCTTTAAACGTACTTCGCGTTCATCGTCAAGCTCTTCGTCATAAGAAAATTTATCATTCAATAAGAAGTCAATATCTTCTCTGTCGTAAGCTTTGTATTTTGTTTCGTAATATTCACGAAGTAATTGATCTTCGTTTAATGACGAATAGTCTGTATTTAACTTAACATAGTCTTCTAATGTCCCGCCTGTCTCATCCATAAAGTCAACAACTTTTTGAATGTTATCTGGTAAATCAACACCTTCGTTAAGAGATTCAACAATAGCTTCAGTTAAATCGCTCTGTAGCTTTTCAGCTTCAACTTCAATTTCTTCATCTATAATTTCTTGTAGCATTGATCCTGTCGCTACCTCTTGTGCAGGTTCTGCTTCTTGAACAGGCTGCTCTTCCGCAACGTCTTCTACTGGTGCTTCTTCTACAATCGCAGGCTCTTCTTGTACGGGTGCTTCCTCAGCTATTGGTTCCCGTGTTGCGTTAGGCCTTAGGTCTAGTTTGATAGTACCGTCTTCACCGACGCCTACTACCGGTTCGTTTTGTTCACTCATGATAAGATATTATAAAATTATTATTACTATAATTACCTAGGTTCAAAGGTACCTAAGCCAAACCCGCCGCCAAGTATATCGTTTCCAGAGGATTCAAAGTTCTTAGGTGGTGAATCATTTTTTCTTTGATCTATAAGCTCGCTTTGTTGCGTAGCTTGTAGTTTTGTTCTATTGTCTTTACGATCTTCTTTTTGTGTCTCTTTAGACTTTTGACTTTCAGTTTCCAATCCCTTAATCTGCATGTTGTATTGGAACTCTAATGCCATCAATTCTTTCTTAGCAGCAATCTCAGCTTGCATCTTCTGCGCATCTAATTGAGACTTCATTTGCTCTAGCTGCATTTTGCCCTGCATACTTACTTGTTCCTTTTGCATTTCAGCTTGCGCAACAGCTTGTTGAGCTTGTGCGTTTGCTTGTGCTTGGGCTTGTATATTTTCTTGCTGCATTTGCTGATCGCGTTCCTGCTTTTGTTTTCTACGCAGTTTTAATAGCTGATTAGCAAGCTTAAGGTTTTTGACCTCCCTAATATCGATAGCATCGGACAAGTCGATTAGACCCGCCGACAATGCTGTCTGTATATTGTTCTCAAGCATTCCTTTCTCTTCGTCATCAGGCGTTAGCTCGATAAAGATTCCAAAGTCATATAAATACAATTCTTTTAGCTCTTCTAGTGTAGCTACATTAAATCCACCGATTTTTTGTATAAAGGCTTCTCTAGCGGGGCTGTACTCTAGTATGTCTGATATTCTCAATGATAAAGATTCAGCTATATCAGCTGTAAGGAATAAACCAGCATCTAATATATGTCTTGTTGCTGTATTTGAGTTTGCTGCCGCAAGCTTCTGCACACCAACTAATGCTCTTGCATCTGGTGATGATCCGTCGCGAGCTTCATTTAATCCCGTTACATCACGTATCATTTGTAGATAGTAGTTGTACGTTTGAATTAATGTTTGAAGCTTCTGACCACCTGCTCCTGTTTGTAAAGGCTGAATAGGCACCTTGCCTGGATTCATATCACCTTCCTGTGTAAATGATCTACCAATAACAGAACCTGTTTGGAAGAACATATTCAAAGCTTCTTGAGGGTTATAGTTTGTACCGTTACCCAAATCAATTTCAGCAAGTCCATCGGCATCCATATAAACACCATCAGGCATCATCTTAGATAACACCTGTTGCATTTTTAAATGTGTAAGCTGTACCATATCAGCAAAACCAGTACAACGGCTTACAATCGATTCTATGCGG